AATTATGGGGCGAAATGTGCGAAATTTTTGTGATTATCGCAGGATATTTAGCACCATTTTATGAGTTGTTGCAATTATTCAACAAGGTTCCGAATTTTCCGCACATTCGATTTTTTTTGCATCGGCGAGTAATTATTGCTCTAAAATTAAAATGGCGTGTACCCCCCTTAAAATGCGAAATAAGGGGTGTTTTTGAAAAACAAAAAACCGACCGAGGGAATCCCCCCGGTCGGCCTTTTCATGTTCAGTTTTTGCCCTCAAGGGTCGTGATGCGGTTCTCCAGCACCGGGATTCGCTCGGCGAATGCATTGTGCCTCCGCACCTCTTGAGTGAGCGTCTCCAACTTGGTGTCGGTCACCGCTTGGTATTTCTCCAGTTTCGCGTCCAACTTTTGGTCATTGACCTCGCTCTGCTTGTCGAGTTTGGCGTATAAATCCCGGGTGTTCGCCTTGGAGATGATGGCTTGCCCCAAGATAGCGCAAACCCCCGTTATCAACGCCACGATGATGGCGGTATCCATCTTACTTGAGAAGTTGCGACCAAGTTTGCGCCCCGACGATGCCATCCACATCGAGGCCCCGGTCTTTCTGATAGGCCCATACGGCCTTGTATGTCTGCGCGCCGAAGATGCCATCCTCGGTCAGGCGGGCGTTGAAATACTTGTTCAACAGAATTTGAACGGTTCGAACGTGTCCGCTCTCGTCGTTCATTCTCAAAACAGGAAGGTACACTTCACAGACCTCGCTTTCGTCAACTTCGATGGGTGGGAGTTTTTGCAGACGGCGGTTTACTTCGTCCGCGATTTGCTGATGGCGATTGTAGAGATATGTTCCCGGGCAACTCTTGTTAGCGAACCAACGGTGGACGGTCATAACCATCTCGTTTGGTTGGGGGACATATGCGAGAGTTTGCACACGGTTCCCGAACCAAATAATGCGGTTCTTTCCGTTCCGGCGGCAGATGTCCGTCACGAGGTCAATCATCGCGTTGTATGCCTTCTCGGTCACGGCATAAGGCTCGGAGGTGTCGCTTGCTACCTCGATGGTAACGGCGCGGTTATCATTCTCACCGGAGGAGGAACACCACGAGCGGTCTTTCTCTTCAACATACATCCCGACCCGACCGTCGTAACCAACGCCATAGTTGGAGGAGGCCTCCTTGGATTCACGGGCGAAAATCGCTCCCAATGTCTCGACCGAACATTGCCCGACTACGCAATGAATCGTCACCCGGTCAATTGAATGGTTCCGGGGTGCATCCTTGTTCGGGGAGATACGGACATAATCGACGAGGGCGGAGTTACTCATCCCGCTCACCTCCGAAGTTCTCGAAGGTATCGTCAAGGGAGATAATATCCCTCATCTCTTGCGCTTCGCTCTCTGCCGCCGTTGCTCTTGCTCTGTCATACTGGACCGTACTCACGCCCAAGAGCGCACCCAACAGGAAATCGACCGCCACGATAGTCGAGGCAATCTGCTCACAGTAGGGGATGCCCCAAACAGGGAAGAGCATCTTCACGAACGTGGCGAGGGCCGGAAGAACTACGATAGCGACCCACTTGAGGACATCAAAGGTTTTGTTGCTGAAAATCGTTTTCATTACTGCCACCTCCCAATGATTAAGAAACGAACAGGGGTTACTTGCGACATATCAACTTCGCGCTTGAGTCTGAAACCCATGACCGGGTTGCCGCTGGACAAACCCGTGAAGGCGTTTACCACGGTGCAAAGGTTTTGGGCCATGCCAAGGACCACGGTAGATTCTGCCTCACCGGGATTGAAGGGCAACGGAACTTCGATGGAGTCTGTATAAAAGCCGTTGGTGTTGTAGGTGTATTTATGCACCGACCCAAGGTCAACGGTTTTTTGGCCCCACAGAACACAAACGCCGCTTGCGTATTTCATATAGGACCAGTTACCGACGGTTGTGTCGAGATGCTCCTCCACCACGGAGTCAACCATGTCGAGGGCCTTGCCCACGGCCTCGTCAATCTGCGCCCCTGTGTAGATGCTCGAATAATCCATTACGGTGTCACCTCCACGCCGTTGATGTACAACTTTTTACAACGGATTGTGCCGTTGCTGTTGATGACGATGCTCTGCGCGTCGCTTGCGGTTGCGAAGTAGAGCGCACCCGCTTGGAGCATGGCTTGACTTTCCATCGTCCCGCCGGAGTTGTACCGGGTCACATCGTAGGAGCCGGACCGAACGTGAATCCTGTCCTGTCCTCCGGTTGCGGGCCGGGTGTAGTTTAGTTTGAAGCCAAGGGAATCAATCGTCCCGACCTCATCCCCGGAAGAGTTGTAAATGTGAATGATGCCCCGTGCGTTGTTTGCGCCGCCCACATACAACTCGCCGCCGATGCGGACCGTTCCGCTATCAAGGTCGGCATAGAAGGACTCGCCATCTTGCGACATGATTTTAATTGCCGTCAATGTTCCGGCGGTAATATAATCCGCGATGATGCCGCCCTCAAGAGTCGCGCCCATGACGAAGGGACCGTCGTATCCGTTCGCAGAAGCCGCCCAACCTTCATAATTGAACCGCCACACCTTTTGAGCAAGTTGCGGGTCCGGGTTGTCTGCGATATAGAGAGTATCGGGTTCGCCATCGTCGTTCGTGTCGAGGAACCGGACGGAACCGCCCTCGGCTCCCATGAGTCCTGCCGCAATCAGAGCAGACAGGGACGCGACCTCCGTTCTTGTGGGTGCCTGTTTGATTTCCCGCGCTTGGGTCGCAATCGTGTCGGCGATGTTCTGCCGGATGCTCCCCAAATCAACGGTAATATATCTATCGAGGAGGACATCCCATTCAATTGCCCGGACTCTCGCAGACGCATTAACCCCCAACTTGGTGAAGACTACGGTCACGGTATCGCCCAAACTCACAGATTCAAGCGGCGCAATCGCCTTGTATTCCTCCGTCATGGACAGCGGCACAAACTCCACTTTCCACGATACACGGGGGATTCCAATCTCGTTGTCGACGATATATTGCTCCGCCGCCGTGGTCAACTGGGCCGCCGTGGGCTTGTCATCGAACTTGGAACTCATGTCCACGGAAAGAATCTTGACATACCCGTAGGAGCCTGCCGCAGACACGACCGGGGAGTATACCACATCGTCCTCTTTCTGCCAGTAGGCCACGACCCCGGTGTAGCAATCGGCGCACGATGCATCTTGCTCGAGGTCGGTCATGTTCACGCCGTACCTTACAGAGACCCCATTGTCAGCACCCACCTGTGTGTCGTTTCGCACCGTGTAACCGTCGAAGGTGTACTCGCCGCCGTAAATGTCGAGGATACTTCCCTGTTGTCCTCCAAGGAGGGACCAAACGGAAGAAGGTATCTTGACTTCGAACTGTGCCGGAGTCGTTCTCGGTGTCACAAACCGGAAGGGGTTGATTGTCATGGCGTTATTGACTAACCCCGCAAAGGCGGCTTGCAGAGTCCCGGCTCGGAAGGGTTTTACCACGATGCCCGCAAGGTCATAGACGAGGTGCCGAGCATAGACCGTCACCACGCCGTTCAATGGCTTTGTGATACGATAGATTCTGTAGGGCTGATTCCCCCGGCCTGCCGTACCTGCTACGATGATGTTCCGAAGTTGCAGGTGTTCATAGTTCTGCCCGATGATGGGATAGGTGAGGGTCAATTCATCCATCCCGTTCAACTCCGTCTTGACGGCGCAGGAGATGGCATCAATCAGCACACCCAGCCCGAAACCATCCGGGATAGACGGAGCCGGGTCTTGCACATAGACCGCAAGGCTGGCGGAGTCGAAAACCGGGTTCCCGTTCGCATCCACCAGCCGTTGCAGGTCGAAGTTCTTGTCGATGATATAGGGCCTCATACTGTCCACCACCTCGGAATAATCTCGCCCACCATGCCCGCCGTCCACGACAGGGTGTTCTCACCCGGCTCAAGTACGGGCCACTCTCCCGAAACGAGGGAGGTGTAGGAAGTCGTGCCTACATATGCGGCCTGCATCTCGCAATCGATTATCAACACCTCACCATCTGCGGCGGGTACCGTGAGGCTCTTTCCATTGACGGTAATGGTTCCCGCCCTGTTGGTTTTGATGATTGGCAGGGCCGGGAACGCCTCCGGGTTCGTGATAGTTCCGCCCCTTGCTACTGGAAAATATCGGATGCCAATTTCTCCATCGACGCTGAATCTTTGAGGCTGGCAATCGAATTGAATCTGCATCTCTCCAACGGTGTTCATCGCCTTTCCCTCTACGGTGAGGCCGTCCACGAACCGGGCCAACCGGAAATATCCGGGGTCGTAGTCGTCGGTGAGGCGGGCGTACCCCTGCACCGAACACAGCCACGCCCGGATTTTCCTCATGTTGTCAGCCAGCGGAGGCCGCACGAATGCGGGATAGGTCACCCGCACGTTCTTGAACCGCCCGTTGTCGAGCGTCAGTTCCCCGTTCCTGCCGGGGATGGCGATGCTCTCGTAGTCCCTTTCGGGTGCGTTGTATGTGCCGCTCCCGGTCACCATTAGCCCATATACGGCCGAATTCGTGCCATTGAATGTCAAACTATGCAAATACCGCCGACCTCCTCTCTGTCGCCGCCTGCATCTCGTCCATGATGATTTCCGCCAGTTCGTGGACATTCTGCCCCGGCGCTCCATAGACGGTAATATTCACCCCTCCGACATTCGTCGTCGTGGTGTTGCCCAGCGGCTGGACGACCGCCTTGCCGCCCATCATGGTCAGCAGTTCCGGGCCAGCCTCGCCCACCACAGCGGAACCCTCACTTAAGACACCGCCGTTAGCGAGGTATGGAATGTTGCGGATGTATCCGATGTTGAGGCCGAACGACCTGCCACCCAGCCCCGGCACCCACGAGGGAATCGTGAACGACAGGCTGTTGAGGCCGGAAATCATGGTATTTATGCCGTTGATTGCTCCGTTAATAAGCGCGATAATCGCATTAAGAGGAGCCTTGACAACGGAGACGATACCGTTCCACACGCCGCCCAAAATCTCCTTGATTCCGTCCCATGCTCTCTTCCAATCGCCGGAGAAAACGCCTTGAATAAAGTCAATGATTCCGTCGAGGATGCCTTTAACGGAGTCCCAAATGTTCGAAACGGTCGCGAAGAAACCGTTCAAGGCCTCGCCCAAGACAGGACCCAAGACTTCGGTAAAATCCTTGGCGAAGATGTTTTGAAGGAAATCATCCACCCCTTGAAGGATGCCCTTGATTTCCTCGCCCTTCGTTGCAATCAGCGCGACAAGGGCCACAACTCCGGCGATGATTCCCACCACCGTGAAGTTAACCCCCGCCATCGCTACCTTCAGCGATGCGATAATCGGCAACAAGGCTTGAATCGCCGCGGCTACTTTGGCGATAATCGTCGCAATGGGAGCAATTGCCGCCACAACTGCGAGAACCCCGGCGATAATCTGCAACTGTTGCGGGGACAGTTCGCCCAGTTTCTCCAAGAAAGAGCCAAGGGCATTGACCACGGTCTCGATAACTGGAGTTAGTGCTTCGAGGGCCTTCGCTCCGCTCTTTGCGAGGGTCCCGGATGCCTTCATCTTTAGTTCGTCGAGTTTGTCGTTCACCTCGTTCATACTGTCGAGGGTGTCTTGGTCAAGAACATAACCCAGCCGTTCCGCTTCGTCGCCGTACTGCCGCAGGGCCGCACCACCATCGTCGATGATGCCAGCCAGTTCGTCAGCGCTCTTTCCGAACAACTGCATAGCGAGGGCATCCCGCTCCGTTTCGTTGCTGATGTTGGCGAGTCCTTGGAGCGTCTCATAGAAAACATCGGTCGCGTTGCGGAGTTCGTGGTTTGCGTCCGTAGTCGATACGCCGATTCGGTCCCACGCCGCCACCGTGTCCTTGCTGGTGCTGGTCATCGCCTTTTTCATCTTGCGGAGGCCGCCGATGATGGTGTCAGCATCCACATCCACGAGGTCGGATGCATACTGCATCTTTTGCAATTCATCTGTCGCAAGGCCGCTCTGCTTGGCGAGTGTGTTCAAATCGTCCGCGCTCCGGGCGGCGTTTACGCCCAGCCCCACAAGCCCGGCAAGTCCAGCACCTGCGGCAGTAGATAGTCCCTTGGTCGCAGAGGCGATTTTTCCCGCCGCAGAGGCCACTTTCCCGGCACTTGCCTCAACCTTGGAAAGAGATGCCGAAAACGAATCCGAGGCTTTTTTGGCCTCCTTGAGTGAGGCCTCCGCCTCGACGATTTCCCTCCGCAGGGCCATGAACTGCTCGCTGTTTTCGTCGATGCCAGCGTCCGACATCTGCTTCTCGATTTTGTGCAGTTCCTCCACCTTTTTCGCCGCCTGCGTGGAGGCATCAGCGAGGAGTTTCTGCTTCTGCGCCAGCAATTCGGTGTTGGTGGGGTCCAGTTTCAGCAGGCGCTCAACATCTTTGAGGCCCTTTTGGGTCGCCTTGACTTCGGTGTCCACCTCTTGCAGGGCTTTTGTCAAGCCCTTGGTGTCGCCGCCGATTTCGATTGTGATTCCTCTAATTTTTTCAGCCATGTTATCACCCGAAAAACCGTTTGATGTCGTCCTGTGTGGCCTTGGCGGGGTATTCCTCGTTGTCGTTTGCCTTTTCCGTGTACAGGTCAAAGACCATGCCCATCGTCATCCCCCGCAGGGCCTCATCCGAAAGCCCCAACTGACAGCACCGAAGCATAAAGGTCGCCCCGTTGAACTCCCGGATGGTGGGCCTCATTTTTTTTTAGGGGAGGACGTGGTTTTGAAGTTCGCACCCCACAGTTCGAGGATGACCGGGAGGATTTCGTAGACGCTGAACACCCCGTCGATGCTGTCAAGCCATTCCTCCGGGCTGTCGGGAATGTCCTCCCCTGCATGGCGAATCATCACCCATGCGATGTCCTCAAATACCTCAAGGTCAAGGGCGGAGAGGAATCCCTCTTCGTTCTGCGCCTTGTCATAGGCCTTGCGCAGGTTGTTCATGTCCGCCACCACATCCCGGCCGAACTTGTAGCGGTAGAGGCGCGGGATGAGGGCGGAGGCCCTCATCCTCACCTCTTTACCGTCGATTGTTACCGTTATTTCCATGCTCTCTCCCTCCTTTTACTGACCTTGGTCGGCGTACACCACGGCGTTGAACCAGCCGTTCTTCGTGGTGGAATCGGTGTTCTCGTTGGTGTGGGCTTGAATGGTGCCGAACTTGTCGTTCAATGCGGCGGCGGTGATGGTGATGCTCTGCGTCTGCGGCTCCGCATTTTCGCCGATGGTCTCGGCAGACACCGCAGGCCGGGTCGCCGTGCAGTTATACAGAACGTAATAATCGTTCTGCTGGTCGCCGTTGATTTGGAACAGCAGGGCGAACGCCTTGGCAGAGGAAGCGCCCTCGTAGACGACCCCGGTTTGGCTGTCGGTTGCATCGCCCCAAATGTCCGTCAGCATCCTGTCGGGAATCAGCGCCATCTCAAGGTCACCTTGGTAGGTGGCGGCGGTGCTGGTGGCATAATAGGCCACGTTGTCGGCGTAGAACACATTCATGTCGGACTCGTTGCTCATGTCGAGGCTCACAGCACCCGGCACGGCGACAGGAGTTCCCCACGAATAAGTCACAGCACCCGTCACCGGGTCGGTGGTAGAGGTCAGTAGGGCGTAATGGACATTCCGCAGGCCGAACCGTACCTTATTAGCAGTAGGCATTGATTTTTACTCCTTTCATTCCGTAATAAACACGGTGAAATCGTATGCCACCATGTTCATTCGTTCCCCGTCAAGGAATCCCTCCTCACGGGTGTAAAAAAGCCCTGCGGCATTGAGCGCACCCTCAACACGGGCCTCAAGAGCGAAGTCCTTGGTGTCGGTGTACAGTTCAAGGCGGCAGGGGCGCACCTTTTGATAGTTGCTGTCGTCGGCGGCGAGGTCGTTGCTACCGGGAAACAGGAAGCAGAGGAACGGCGGAGCGATTTCCGTTCCGTCCGGGAATTCATAGTAGGCATACGGGAGGCCGATTCCGGCTATCATGTCCGCTACCTGTTGATATGTCATTCCAGTTCCCTCCTAATCGTTTTTTCCAGTTCCTCGGTGATTTTGTCCTCCACCGGGCCGATGTGCGGATAGGCAGGCACGGGGTCGAATGTGCGGCCTGTGCCGTTCCGGGAAACGTGACCGTGCTCCAGCAGGTGGGGCAGACCGGGGACGAGCCTGTTGTAGATGGTTCCGTGTACCGATGTTCGCCCGGTCTCCAGCCTG